AGCTGACAGACCTTGTCCAAACAAAACCCAGCAAATTTAAGAAAAAAGGATGTGAAAAACCCTCTTTCTTATTGATATCTTGCATTACTAAAAAGCCAAAGATCTTGCTGGTGTCGATGGTTAGAAGGAGGTGATAAAAGGCCCAAGAGACAACCCAAGAATAAATACGTATTCTATCTTTTCAATAAAACTTCTTAATGTTTTTTGGGCCAAAATAAAAAAGACCGACACAATGGCCGGCACTCTTTGAAAGACGATATAACTATTATAACACATAAGAGGGGTGTCATGGCAAGTATCAATCTATTTGCGGAAGTAGATAAAACCGCAACTAAAAAGAAAGCTATAAAGATACTAAGAAGGTATCGTATGCTAACACGAATAGCGGGCTTGGAATACGCCCCTAAAGTGACAGCTTCATTCTCGTTAGAACCCAAATCATTCGATGGCATGGTTCATAGTCAGACCGAAAGCATGGTAACTCGCAAGGTGGCTGCTGAGCAAGACTTACAATCTATTGTCAGAGCTATCAACGCATTATCAGATAGCCATTACAGCCAGATATTGATAGAGTGTTATTGCAGGAACAGAAAGCAGTACAATATTGAAGTCTATATGGACCTTGGATATTCCGAAAGTGAATATTATCGAATGAGAGAACAGGCCATTTTAGAGTTTGCAGAGAATTACAGAAACGGTGAATGTCTGGTGTTTTTGGGAGATAAAGACGAGGGAAACACTTGATAACTGTTAGGATTTGAACGTTTATTAGCGGTATAATATTAGTATTGATAATTATAGCTAGACAGCTCATTTTGTGGGTTGTCTTTTTTATGCACAAAAATCTAGCAGTGAAGGAGGTGGACATATTGGGCTAAATCAACGACAGAAATTATTTGCTAGTGAATATATCAAGCTAGGGAACGCCACACAGGCAGCGATTAACGCTGGATATAGTGAAAAGACGGCAGGGCGTATCGCCGGGCAAAACTTGAAAAAACTTGAAATTAAACGCTTTATTCAAGCCGAAATCGAGAAAATGCACGATGCAAATATTATGAGTGCCAAAGAAGCCTTGTCCATCCTATCTGACATCGCTAGAGGAAAGCGGGATGAAGAAGTCTTGATGATGAATCCACTGACCGGTGAAGTTGAAAGGTTGATGAAGAAGGCTGACAGCAATACAGTTATCAAGGCAATTGTTGAAATCTTGAAACGATATCCAACGGCTAAACAGTCCGAGAAATTGGAACTTGAAATTAGAAAGCTAAGAGAACAGTTAGACAGCGGTGTTGAAGGTACAATGAACCTCAACATTGTTAACGCTTGGGAGGATATCCCAGATGACAACGATTGATATTCAGAAAAACGTTAACCCGCATTTCAAATCGGTTTGGCAGTCTAATAAGCCTTACAACGTTTTAAAGGGTGGACGGAACTCTTTCAAGTCGTCTGTAATCGTGTTGAAGCTCGTCTATATGATGATTAAATACATCATGAGGGGCGAAAAAGCTAACGTGGTAGTCATTCGGAAAGTAGCTAATACAATCCGTGACAGCGTGTTTAATAAGGTTCAATGGGCTATTAGTCTATTTGGTCTAGACAGTCAGTTTAGGGCCACTGTAAGCCCGTTTAAGATTGTTCACAAGCGTACTGGTTCAACATTCTATTTTTACGGACAAGACGACTTCCAAAAGCTGAAATCAAATGACATTGGGAACATTATCGCTGTATGGTACGAGGAGGCGGCTGAGTTTAACGACGCTGAGGACTTCGACCAGTCTAATGTCACATTCATGCGGCAAAAACATGAAAAAGCCCCGTTTGTGCAGTTTTTCTGGTCTTACAACCCGCCTAGAAATCCTTATAGTTGGATAAATGAGTGGTTTGAGGACATCAAGACTAACGACAACTATCTAGCACACTCAAGTACCTATCTTGATGATGAGTTAGGGTTTGTGACTGAACAAATGCTTGAGGATATCGAACGCATTAAACAGAACGACTACGACTACTATCGCTATTTGTATTTAGGTGAAGCGGTTGGGCTTGGTAATCAAGTGTATAACATGAGTACGTTCCACGCCATCAAAAGCTTACCAACTGATGATAGGCTTATCGGAATATCATTCGCAATGGATACGGGACACCAACAATCAGCGACTGCATGCGGGGCTTTTGGCTTGACTGCAAAAGGTAATGTGATTCTGTTAGATACATTCTATTACAGTCCAGCCGGTCAAGTTATCAAGAAGGCACCTAGTGAATTGACTGTTATGATCCATGATTTCATTGAAAAGATTATGAAACAGTATCGAGTGCCTAAACTTAAAATGACCATCGATAGTGCTGAGGGTGCACTTCGTAACCAGTATTTCAAAGATTATAGAGAGCGCTGGCATCCGGTAGCTAAGAAGAAGAAGCAGACCATGATTGATATGGTTATCAGCTTGTTAGCAGAAGGGCGTTTCTATTACCTTGATATCCCAAGTAACAAGATATTCATCGAGGAACATAAGATGTATCGCTACGACGAGAAAACGATACATACAGACGACCCTAAGGTTATCAAAGAGGATGACCACTGCTGCGACGCCATGGAATACTTCGTTTTAGACAACGCTAGGGCGTTAGATTTGAAAGCTTAAAGGAGCTAATAATGGGAATAGTACAGACCATTAAAGACCTATTCACAAGGAGTAAATACGTTATGACAACGGAAAGTCTAACTAATATCACAGACCACCCCAAAATTGCCGTGTCTATCGCTGAATATGACCGCATTAGGGAGAGTTTGAAATACTTTGCCGGCAAATATCCACTTATCAAGTACACAGATAGCAACGGCACACCTCAAAAGAGGGCGTTCAATCACTTGCCTATTGCTAGGACCGCTTCAAAGAAGATTGCTAGCCTTGTATTCAACGAACAAGCTGAAATCAAGGTGGATGATGCAACGGCTGACAAGTTCATTCAAGAGCAGCTTAACAATGACAGATTCACAAAGAACTTTGAGCGCTACCTAGAGTCATGCCTGGCCCTTGGTGGTCTTGCAATGCGTCCTTATATCGACGGTGAGCAAGTCAGGGTGTCATTTGTGCAAGCACCGGTCTTTCTGCCACTGCAATCGAACACTCAAGATGTATCAAGTGCTGCTATCGTTACTAAGACCACTAAAAACCAGGGTAAGAAGGTAATCTATTACACGCTTATCGAGCTGCATGAGTGGGCTAAAGATGGCAAATATACCGTATCAAACGAGCTATACCGTTCAGACAATCAAAACATTGTAGGCCAGAGGGTGCCACTATCAGAAGTTTATGAGGACCTAGAGGAATCAGTGGAATTGCACGGTTTAAGCCGTCCACTATTTACCTATCTGAAAGCCCCTGGCATGAATAACAAGGATATCAATAGCCCTCTTGGTCTATCTATTTTTGATAATGCTAAGACTACGATTGATTTCTTAAACGAGACCTATGACCAGTTTATGTGGGAGGTCAAAATGGGGCAGCGCCGTGTTGCTGTTCCTGCTCAACTGATTAAGCCTATCTATACCGAGGAAGGCGGCAAGGTTGTTGTCCGACATCAATTTGAAGTAGGTCAAAACGTCTATGAGCAGTTTGAGAGCAATGACATTGACGGCGGTGTTAAGATTACCGACCTTACAACACCCATCCGTGCAGAAGACTATATCAAGGCTATCAATGAGGGTCTGAGCTTGTTTGAAATGCAGTTAGGTGTGTCAGCCGGCATGTTTACGTTCGACGGAAAGAGCATGAAGACAGCGACAGAGATTGTCAGTGAGAACTCAGACACCTATCAAATGCGCAACAGTATTGTCTCACTGGTCGAGCAATCACTAAGGGAGCTAATCATATCAATGCTAGAGCTTGCTAAAGCTTACGGCTTATATAGCGGCTCAATTCCAGAGATGGACGCTATCAGCGTTAACCTTGATGATGGTGTCTTCACTGACCGAAACGCAGAGCTTGATTACTGGATTAAGGTAGTTAACGCAGGCTTTGGGACTGAGACAATGGCCATTGAGAAGGTCCTTAACGTAACACCAGAGGAAGCCAAGGCAATCAAAGCAGAAATCAACGGCAACACCATTGAAGAAGCTAACAACGATAGAAGCCTAGAAGATAAGTCAATTTACGGGGAGTGATAACCTATGGCGAATAAGAAACCTATCAAGCTAAATGATCAGCAGCTAATGCTAGACGCTAGCCGTGTCGCTGACATCTATCATCAAATGACAATGGACTTATTCGACCAAGTTGTTGACCGAATCAGAGAGCGTGGAAGTGCTAGCCTAGAGGATAACCCTTATATCTGGCAAATCGAGAAAATGAGCGAGATGGGCTTACTCAACGATGAAAATATCAAGCTTATCGCTGAAAGGTCCGGAGTAGCTGAGCAACAGTTAAGATATGTCATTCAAAACGAAGGCTACCAGATATACAAGGACACCAAAACCCAACTATTAGATTCAATGGGCGGTGGTGACTTTGTGGATAACAATCTTATCCAGATTAATCTCGCTAACTATGTCAATCAGACTATGGGAGACATCAACAATCTTATCAACACCACGCTGCCAGTAAGCGTCAGAAAGGTCTATCAGTCCATAGTCGAGGAAACAGTGGCCAAGGTTGTCACTGGTGTCATGAACCCCACTCAAGCCGTATCTACTACGGTTATGAAGTGGGCTGAAAAGGGTTTCTATGGTTTTACTGACAAGCAAGGGAAACGCTGGAGAGCTGACACTTACGCTAGGACGGTTATTCGCTCGACATCATGGCGGGTCTATCGTGAAGCTAGAATGGCACCGGCTGAGGAAGTGGGCATTGATACATTCTATTATTCGATGAAATCAACAGCCCGTGAGATGTGTGCCCCATTGCAGCATCAAATAGTTACGCATGGCCCAGCTAGGACCGAAAAGGGCGAACGCATTTACTCACTATCCGATTATGGTTTCGGTAGTGCAGGCGGTTGTCTTGGTATTGGCTGCCACCATGAGTTAACGCCGTTTGTGGTAGGCGCTAACTATAAGCCAGACTTACCGGAACACCTAAAAGACCTAACGCCAGAGCAAGCTATAGAAAATGCTAACGCTCAAGCTAAGCAGCGAGCTATAGAACGCTCTATCAGAAAGTCAAAAGAGATGCTTCACGTAGCTAACAAGCTAGAGGATGACGAGCTAATAAGCAAGTATAAGGGGCAAGTTAGGAAACAGCAAGCAGCTATGAGGGACTATCTGAGACAACACCCATTCTTGTATCGAGATTATTCGAGAGAGAGGTATTACGATGACCCATTCAACCAAGCTAAAGCAGAAATCGAACTGCGAAAGCAACAAAAAAAGAAAGCCGGTGATCCAAAATCTTGACTGGTAGGAATTAGACTATTATGACCTGTCGGATGTCGTAAAACTAGGCGAATACAGTCCACCGGACGTAAAACAAAGGAGTTTTAGACATGAGTTTAAAACGTGACATGTTAGTTGAAGCTGGTATCACAGATAAGAGTGTGATTGACAATATCATGCAAGCGTACGGTGCAGGTATTGAGAACGCTAAATCACAAGCTAAGTCTGAGCTGCAAGCCGAGAACGACAGCCTTAAACAGCAACTTGAGCAACAAAGCCAAGCGCTCGAAGACTTGAAAGCTAAAGAGGGAGCTAGTGAAGAAGCTAAGCAACAATTAGCGGACTTACAAGCTCAATTTGACACTTACAAGACTGAGAATGAAGCCAACCTTGCGCAAGTTAAGAAGACAAATGCGGTAGCTTTGGCATTGAAGGACGTAGGAGCTTATAACTCTGAGGACCTTATGAAGTTTATTGACCTTGACAAGATTGAACTAGGTGAGGACGGCAAACCAGTCCTAGAAGAAACTATCAACGGTCTTAAAGAGTCTAGCCCTTACCTCTTCCAAGCTCAAAGCGAGCCGCAAAACCCAAATATCACTGTTCCAGGCAATCCGGCGGCGGATGCTGGGCAAGATATTAGCGCAGAAGATAAAGCTCTATTTGAAGGCTTTGACAGCGTATAAAAAGAAAAGAGGTATTTAAAACATGGTTGTTAACTACGCACAGAAATTTGACAACAAAGTTGATGAACGCTTCACAAAAGAAGCTCTTTCAACTGGTATCATTAACCAAGATTTCGACTTCACTGGTGTTGACACAGTTAAAGTGTATTCTGTTCCAACTTCACAAATGAACGACTACACAACTAGCGGTGTCAATCGTTACGGTACAGCGGATGAACTCGGTAACACTGTTCAAACAATGGTATTGAAGAAAGACCGCTCATTCACTTTCACTATTGACAAGAAATCAGAACAAGACACAAACGGGGTGATGGAAGCTGGGAAAGCTCTTGCCCGTCAGCTTTCAGAAGTTGTCATCCCAGAAATCGACACTTACCGATTCGCAACAATCGCAGGCGGTGCTGACACAGATAACATCGTTACAGCGGCGGTTACTAAAGACAACGCTTATGAAGCAGTGCTTGACGGTCAAATCAAGCTTACAGAAGCATTTGTTCCAACAGCGGGGCGCGTGCTTCATGTGTCTTCTAAGTTCTACAAACTTATCAAGCTTGACCCAGCATTTGTTAAACAGTCTGATCTTGGACAAAAAATTACAATCAATGGTCAAGTCGGTATGATTGACGGCATGCCAGTTGTCCTTACACCGGGCCGCCTTCCACAAGGTGTTGAGTTCATTATTGCTCACCCAGTGGCTACTACATCACCAGTTAAGCTTGAAGACTACAAGATTCACGATAACCCACCAGGAATCAACGGTAAACTTGTTGAAGGACGTATCCGTTACGATGCTTTCGTCTTGGAAAACAAGAAGAAAGCTATCTACGTTCACAAATCAGCCTAATAGGGGGTAACTATGGCAGCAGCTAAGAAGAACGAAGAAACAACAGTTAACGGCGTTGTCTTGACCAAAGACGGCGTTAGCTTCACAGCTACTAATGATGTTGCTGTTTCAGCATTTCTTAATCTCGGTTACGAAATCGAGGAATAAACTAGAAGGCGGATAATACACCGCCTTTTTATTATGGAGGTGGTTAAAATCGCTTATCTAACTGAAAACGAGTTTGAAAAACTTGGTTTTGATGAGGTCGAAAACTTTGAAAAGCTACTAGCTAGAGCAGAATTAGCTATCAATATGTTTATTAGAAACCTCTATGACTTTGTTGATTTTGAAAAAGAACTGGAATATCGAAAGAAAGCCGTTAAATTAGCAACGGCTTTTCAAATTGCTTACTTGGATAGTAGCGGCATCATGACCGCTGATGAAAAACAATCAGTCTCTAGTGTGTCTCTTGGACGTACTTCTATCAACTACAAGAACACGTCTAAGGCTTCCACCGAGGGCAGCCGGTACAATCTATCTCTTGACGCTTTGAACGCTCTAAAAGGGGCGGGATATGGCTATAAGGGGGTATGTTATGACCGTTATTGACAAACGCATGCTGGTTGATTCAGTCACAATCAAAAAGCTAACGGGAGAAACGGACGTATGGGGAAAAGTAACATATGATGAGCCCACAACCCTAAAGCCTGTTAGATTTGATAGACAGTTCAATGTTAGCGGGTCAACTAACAACCGTAGCGAATCAAAACCCAGTGTTTTATTTGTCTATCCGAAACATTGCCCAGTGGTGCTTGATGAGAGTTTTGAAAATGGCTTGATTAATGACGGTAAACGAGATTATAAGATTCGGTCTGTCATTCCAGTCTATTATCCAAAGCAAGACAAAGTGTTTTGCTATGAAATCGAGGTGATCTAATGGGTGCTAATGTAACCGTTAAGGTTGACTTGCAGGGACTCGAAAAGAAATGCAGTCCAGAGGCGGTCAAACGTGGAAAAGTTGCCATGATTGGTCAAATGATTACAGACATGCAGCCTTTCATCCCTCTTAGAGATGGAACTTTGAGTGCTAGCGGCTCACCTTTTAGCGATGGCATTAGATATCCGGGACCTTATGCAAGGGCTCAATTCTATGGGTCTAGCTATAACAAAAATAGAAGCTTCACTTTCAGCAAATACACTACGCCCGGAACTGGCAAGCGGTGGGATAAGAAAGCTATTCCTAAGCATGGTAAGAACTGGGGCAAAGTCGCACTTCGAGCAATGGGGGTTAATTAATGAACGACAACGATTTTTCAGAAGTTCTAGCAAACTTCATCAATACGCTTGGACTGCCGTTGAAATGCAAACTTGATTATCTTTCAGAAGACGAAAGCCTTTCAGTCTATCCCCTGCCGGGTGGCAAAGTGGAAGACGAGGATATGGCTGGCACTCAGATTTTATCGCTACCTTACGAGATAGCTATTAAATCAACGGACCAGCAAAAGCTAAACGCTATTCTGTGGAAGATAAACACCGAGCTTTCAAGGATTGGCTTTGAGCTTCCAAGTAAAAACAATTCATATACATTTTTAGCCTTGACCGTCGAGACACCGAGTTTAAACGATGCCGACGAGCAGGGCTTTTACATTTACTTGCTTGACTTACAAGCAAGACTAGAAGTAGAAAGGAGCCTTAACTAAATGGCTAAATTTAAAAATGCGATTCGCAAACACTATATCGCACCTTACGACCCAGAACATCCAGACACTCCACCAACTGAAGACAAGTATATGTGGATTGCTAAAGGTGTCAAAGAAACTTCACCAGAAAACGATGAAGAAGACGATGACGTTGCTTATTTCGACGGTGATGGTACCAAAGAAAAAGTTATCACTTCAAAATCTCGTGGCCGTTCGTTTGAAGGACACCGTGATTACGACGATAAAGCTCAAAACTTTATTGCTGACAAGGAAGATGACTTGGCTGATGAACTTGTTGTTTGGTACAAGGAAGTAGTGCCAACAGGCAAATATTACAAAGAAGGCCTTGGACGTTTGTCTGGAATCGAGATTGGTGAAGGTGAAGCGCATGAACTTGAATCAATCAAATTCCAAGTTAACTGGTCACGCAAGCCAGAGAAGCACGACATCACTGCATCACCAGTCGCAGCCGCAGCAGTAGCCGGGGCTGGTTCAGAAACTTCTGGACGTGCTGCCCGTTCTGGTGCATCATCAGAAACTGGTACACCAGTCGTAGGCGGATAATCTAACTAAATAAAAAACAAGATAAGACAACTAAGAGGGTGGGGTTTAGCCCTTACCCTCTTTTTTCGTATTAAAGGAGAATAACAAACATGGTAGTAATTAAAAAACGTAGCAATGTCATCCCTGTCGATTTCGGTGAGTTCCAACTTAATTTCCCAGTGTCAGACGGCAATATTCAACGCATGAAGGCCGTTGGTGAGGATTTGCAAGCCAAAGGGCAAGCGTTCCAAGAAACAAGTGACGAAGAAGCTCTTGGAGCTTTGAAAGCATTGGTAGAAGATGGTTTCAACCAAGTATTCGATGACGAAGAAGCATTCAAACAAGTTTACGCATTCGCTGGTCAGTCAACAATTAACGCTATGTTCTATCTGATTGAAGCTATCAAGGGTATTTCAGAGGAATTTGAAAACCAGAATTCAAAAGCAGCCCTCGACAAGTATCTAAATGCTTGATTTATCACGAAAACTAACAGACAAGTTAGTAATCGATGATGAAGAATTTCCTCTTAATCTGTCCTTTGATAATGTTCTACGACTCTTTGAAATGTGGAGGGATGAGGATGTTCCAGAGTATGTCAAGCCGCATTTTGGCATTCGTATCTTGACTGGTGAGACCTTGGAAGATTTCACCGTGGAAGAAATGACAGAGATATTCAACGAGGTTTTCGAGGAACATATCAGCTTGTCAGAGGTCGAGGACAACCATGTTGAGTATGACTTGGCAGGAAACCCTATGAAGACCACTGCAAGCGATGAGCCAAAGGAGAAAGCACCTTACGACATACGTTTTGATGGTGACTATATCTACGCTTCATTCTTGCAAGCCTACGGCATTGATCTATTCGATGTACAAGGTAAATTGCACTGGAAAAAGTTCAATGCTCTACTGTCTGGATTGCCAGAGGGTACGAAATTCATGGAAGTTGTCAAAATCAGAAAATGGAAGCCACAAAAGGGCGACTCAGCAGAATACAAAGAGGAAATGCGTAGGCTTCAAAAAGATTATGCTCTCCCTAACGAGATTATCGAGGAAGAAGAATACGAAGAAGAAGAATTTTAGAAAGGAGGGATAATCTATGGCAGATGGTACAGTCACCATCAAAGCGTTATTTGATGGAAAAGACGCTGAGAGTGGGGCTAAACGCATTAAGAGCTCTTTAGAAGGCTTGAAAGGGTCAGCCGGTAAAGTCGGTTCGGTCTTTAAATCTGTTCTCGGTGCTAACTTAATCGGTGGTGCCGTTATGGGCGGTCTCAGTGCTCTTGGTGGTGGTATCAAATCCATGGTCGGTGAGCTTAACAGTGCAACCAAGGCTTGGAAAATGTTCGATGGGAACATGGAACAGATTGGGATGCCTACCGCTCAAATTCAGCAAGTAAAAGGCGAGTTGCAAGATTTTGCGACAAAAACCATCTATTCGGCGTCCGATATGGCAGCTACCTACTCACAGTTAGCAGCGGTAGGAACCAAGAATACAACGGAACTCGTCAAAGGCTTCGGGGGACTTGCAGCGG